AGCTGAAGTCGCCCCGCTGGCCGCACGGCATTCCCGCGCGCATCGAGCTCTGCCAGCTCGGTGACGTGCAGGTGCGGCGAGCCGGCGGCAAGCTGCAGTACGTCATCGGCGGCAAGACGTACGAATGGTGGCAGGTCTGGCACGAGCGGTCGCACCTCATTGCGGGCATGGACGTCGGCCTCTCGGCGGTAGCGTTCGCCGCCATGGCCGCCGGCAACTACCTCTCGGCGCAGCAATTCGCGCTCGATTGGTTTGGTGGCGGCGGCATGCCGTCGGTCCATCTGAAGAACACCAAGAAGTCGCTGACGCCGCTCGAGGCGGCCGAGACCAAGCGCCGCTACCAGGCGGCCGCCGTTGCCGGCGGCGCGTTCGTTTCCGGCGATGACTGGGAACTGAGCATGATGGGCGCCGTCACGGCGCAGTCCGAGTTCCTGAACGCGATGGCCTACAGTGTCCCCGAGCTCTGTCGATTCTTCGGCGTGCCGGCTGACCTCGTCGACGGCGCCATCGCGGGCGCCAGCATCACCTACGCCAACATCACTGAGCGGAACCTGCAGTTTCTCGTGATGCACCTCGGCCCCGCGGTCGGCGAGAAGGAAGATGACCTCGGCACGCTCACCCCCGCGCCTCGGTTCGTCAAGCTGAACAGCGACGCGCTGCTGCGCATGGACCCGTTGAAGCGTGCGCAGCTCGACCAAATCAAGATCAACTCGCGTACCCTGGCGCCGTCCGAGGTGCGCGCGCTGGACAACCGCGACGAGTTCACCCCCGAGCAGCTGGCCGAGATCGATCACTTCTGGCCGCCTAAGGCTGCCGTGACCGCGGGCAGCAGTACCCCCTCGACCGCACAGGAGGCAGCGGCATGACCGTACCGATGATCATCCGTGACCGCGGCGAGGCGGCGGCCGAACGGCAGCAGCTCATCGCGGCCCGCCACATGCGCCCGTCGCAGCGCCGCAGCGGCGAGAATGCCGGCACGTCCCGGGGCGCCAGGGTGCCGGCTGACGTCGAGCTGCGCGCCAAGGCGGCTGGCGAATCCTCATACCTCGAGTTTTTTGGCCACGCCACGGTATTCGAGCGCGGTTATGACATGTGGGATTGGTACGGCCCTTACACCGAGGTCGTCGACGAGCACGCCGCCGACAAGACGCTGGCGCAGACCGAGCCGCCGTTGGACGTGACCCTGAACCTTGGCCATGATCAGATGCGCCGCATCGCCTCGACCATCGCCCCCGAGCGGTTGCTGACTCTGTCGATCGACGACACCGGCCTCGCCGTCGAGGCGCTGCAGCTCGACCCTGCCGACCACGACGTCAGCTATATCGCCCCGAAGTTGCGTAGCGGACTGATCACGGAAATGTCGTTCGCCTTCCGCATCGTGCGCGGTCAGTGGTCGCCGGACTACACCGAGTACCGGATCATGGAGTTCGACCTCCACCGCGGCGACGTCGCCATCGTCGGCTACGGCGCCAGCCCGCACACCGACGGCGCGCTGCGTAACCCGACGCCGCCGCCGGCCGAGCGCACTGCGCCCGCAGACTCTGAGCGTGCCCGGGCCCTGCTCGAGCTGGCCCTGACCGATTGACAGACGATTTGCTAATCTGGCCGTAGCACGTCAGTACGTAATCGTGTCCGCCCATCGCTGACCAGCCTTGGCCGTTCGCCTGATCGATGAGACGCGCATACCTACGTATGCCCATCGAGCAGGAGAAACCCCATGAATCTGGCACAGTTGCGGGCGCAGGCGCAGGCGCGTCTCGAGTCCGCGCAGGCTCGGCTGCGGGTGGCCGAGGACGAGCTGACGTCGCTCCGGCAGTCGACCGACCTCACCGTCGAGGGCGTGACCGCCGCACGCGAGGCGCGCGACGCCGCGCGGGTGCTGGTCACGTCGAACGAGGCCGAGGTGCGCGACCTCGACGCCGACATCGCGGCGGCCGAGGCCGACGACCAGGCGCAGCGCGACACGACCGGCCCCGCCGACACCCGGGCCCCGCGCCCGGAAGGTGTTGCCCGGATCACCAGCGAGCCCGAGGTGTACCGCAAGGGCGGTCAGCACTCGTACTTCCGCGACCAGGTCGCGCAGCAGCTCGGCCGCGGCGACGTCCGGGCTGCCGTCGAGCGCATGACGCGCAACGACAAGCAGGTCATGGAGGCGCGTGCGCTGACGACCGTCGACGGTGCCGGCGGCGACTTCGTGCCGCCGCTCTGGATGGTCTCCGAGTTCGTCGAGCTCGCCCGAGCCGGCCGCATCGTGGCCGACAACGTGCGTCAGCTGGCGCTGCCGACCGGCACCGACTCCATCAACCTGCCGCGCCTGGCCACAGGTACCGCGGTCGCCGAGCAGGCCACGCAGAACACCGCCGTGCAGAACACGGACGCGACGACCAGCTCGGTGACCGCGGCCGTGGCCACGATCGCCGGTCAGCAGGTCGTTTCGGTCCAGCTGCTCGAGCAGTCGCCGATCAACATGGACGACGTGCTGCTCGCCGACCTGGCGGCCGACTACGCCATCAAGCTTGACACGTTCGTGATCAACAACAACGCCGCGAACAAGGTCGGCCTGCTGAACGTGTCCGGCATCAACGCCGTGGCGATCACGGCGACCACGGCGACCGGCCTCTACGCGGCGATCGCCAACGGTATCCAGCTGATCAACACGAACCGGTTCATGCCGGCGACCAAGATCTTCATGCACCCGCGGCGCTGGGCTTCGCTGCTGGCCGCGGTCGACACCGCGGGGCGCCCGCTCGTCGTGCCGCACGCGGGCGCGTTCAACGGCATGGCCGATCCCGGCAGCAACGTCGCGCAGGGTTTCGTCGGCACGCTGCAGGGTCTGCCCGTGTTCGTCGACCCGAACATCCCGACCAACCTCGGCGCCAGCACGAACGAGGACCGCGTCATCATCGCGCGGACCGACGACACGATCCTCTACGAGGGCACCCCGCGTTCCGAGGTGTTCCGCGAGCCGCTCGCCGCGCAGCTCAGCGTCCTGCTGCGCTTCTACAACTACGCCGCGCTGCACGCGTCGCGGCTGCCCAAGTCGATCAGCGTCCTGGCCGGCGTCGGCCTCGTCCCGCCGACCTTCTGATCGTCACCCTGACCAGCAGTAGAAAGGCAGGTGTGACGGCATGGCAAAGATGATCCTGACCTCGACGTTTCTCGGGCTGAACGCGGTCGACCGCTCGCAATGGGTCGCCCGCGTTGAGCTCGCCGTCGAGGCCGAGGCCAAGGACGTCACGACGTTCGCGTCGGGCGGCTTCAAGGAAAACCTGTCCGGCCTAAAGTCGGGCAACATCGCCATCATGTTCGACAACGACGTTGCCACCGCGCAGCTCGATGAGACCATGTGGGCGCTGTTCATCGCGTCCGCCGCGGTCACTTTCGAGGTGCGCGCGGCATCGGCCGTCGTCGGCGTCAGCAACCCGAAGTACACGGGGAGCTTGATCATCACGGGCTGGACGCCGATTACCGGCGCCCCGGGTGACGTCAACCAATTCTCGGTGACGTACCCGACCACGGGCCCGGTCGTACGGGCCACGGCCTAACATAGATGTGAGCTGGTCGGTCACGGCCAGGTAAGACCGGGAGTAATCGCCTCCAAACAGGCCGCTGGGGCCCCGGCGCTGACCAGCTCGCTTACATCTAGCCATGGGAGAGGTATCCGCAAATGCCTGAACGCATCCCCGTATCGCCGGCAGGCAAGTTGGGTGGGGTAGTGGGACACATTGAAGAGCCGACGTTCGCCGAGAGCATGATCGAGTCTCTGAAGCAGGAGATCGAGAAATTCAAGAAGCGCGACGCGCCCGGCGACAAAGATCTGATCGCCGACGCCGAGCGCACGATCGCGTACTACGAGAACGGCCCGACCGGCGGCGTCGACGTCGAGAACCCCGGGCAGCCCGTCGAGCAGCCCGCCCCGCGCCGTCGTCGGCAGCCGGCGTAACCGCAGCCTCTAGCGGGCATACTGACCGGGAGTCGACTCCCAACGGAAGGATCACCATGACCACCGAGGACAACACCGCCCGCGACGCCGTCAAGCAGCAGGGCGACAGCTCGTGGCCCGTGCCGGGCGACGAGGGTTACGTCATTCCGGACGGCACGCCGCAGGCGGCCAAGCAGCTCGAGGACAACCGTCGCGCCGCCGCCGACCGCGCCGCGGCCGGTTCGGTCGTGCACGGCGCCCCGGCGGCGACCCCCGGCCCGCAGGTGCTCGGCGAGGCCGCGGCGGCCGCGCAGCGCGCCGAGGACTACTCGGGCCCAACCATCGCCGAGGCGCACACCGGCACCACCGAGGCCATCCGCGACGGCATGGGGAAGGC